CTCTCCAGCTCTAAGTGTACCACGGAACTCTCCGCCCTCGAACTCTACTGTACCGTCTGACTTTATAACCCAACCAGCAGTTCCAGATACATAGTTATTACTTCTTATTGTTCCCAATACAGGGTTTGAAGAATCTGTAGTATCTGTATCTATAATAATTTCTTTACCACTAATAGTTCCTGCTGTTATTTTTCCAGCTTCCAAACTATTTATCTTTGCACTAGTAACTGCTAAGTCTTCAATCTTTGCTTCTGTAATAGCTGCATTTGAAATAAATGCCGTATTAACTAATTCTTCTGTTACTTGTCCAGCTGTAGAAGCTGTTGATTCATTTCCAGCAACATCAACTGCTGTAACTTTATAGTATGCAACACCTTCTGTTGTAGAGGGAAAATCTCCGATAGCAGGTATTCCCAAAGTAACATGAGCTGATTTAGCTTCTATCTGTCCTACTAAGTTGCTTGAACTAATTGTGAAATTAGAAGTTGTACCTCTATAAACATTTAAATGGTCTATATCAACAGGTAAAGAAAAGTTAACTGGAGAACTAATTGAGTTACCATTTGCATCTTTAGCAGCACCTAAGTTATGTTGTATCTGCACACGAGTGGGGTTAGCTGCAACTGTTCCAAAAGTACCTGTAGGAGGTAAAGGCTCTGGTGGTATTGTAGCATCAGAAGGCATAGCGACAGCTGTAAGAACTGAGAAGCCTCCAGAAAATCCAGAGTTATCTATTGCTGCAACTCCAAACTCGTATGTATTTTGTGAACCTAAACCTTTTATAACGGCAGCAGTAGTTCCAAATTCTATAGTCAGATATTCGTAGTCAATAACTTGATTATCATTTTGGTCAATTAAATTATTACCATCGCTATCAGTTACCTGTCTGTACCTAACTCGATACATATTACCATCAGTAATTCTTGAACCATCTGTGTTTGTTGGCTCTACCCAGTTTAATTTAGCAAAGGCAAAGGGTCTTCCTGTGCCGTCTTGATATGTTCCTGTAGCTGCTGAAAATCCTGTTGGAGCATCTGGTACAGTAAACTCGTTAGTTCCACCTACAGAAATAATAGAAGCAGAACCTCTTAAATCTTCATTAATGTTTTTAGTTGTAGAACCTACTTCTATCTGTGTTACTCCAACTTCAAATTCAATATAATCTGTTAAGTCAGTATAGCTTCCATTACCATCTCTATAAAAAACACCCATAGATTCTGTAATAGGAAAAGAAAGACCCATAACTCTAATTTTTATAGGATGTAATATTTGACCTTGATAAGTTATCTCGTGTCTATCTCTATTTTCTAATGTGGCATCTGTTGCTGTATCTTCAAATCCAACATCCGGGTCCCAAACAAATATAATGTCTCCAACACCTATATCGCCAGAAACATCATAATCTTCTAACCCAACATTTAAAGTTTTTTGTATTTTGTTGTATTCATTTAAGTATGCCTCTGCTCTGATATCTCGCAAAGAATCTGGTACATCATTTTCAGATAATATCTGTATTCTTTCTAGTTCATTTCCAAACAAATCTTTGTAAGGTACACTTTTGGCATCTGCTTGACCTAAGTTTATTTCTAGACCGTAGTTAGAAGCTATTAGTTCTACACGGCTTACATAATCTTCTGCATTAAACTCTGTACTTAAATCAATACCGGAATAACCCTGTATAGAAGGGTCTGCACCGGACATATCTCTTACAATCATTCCTTGTGGAGTATTATTCTCGTGTCCTGTAAATAAAGCTTCTGGAGGTCCTACATCAATTGTTCCATTATTATTCATTTTGAACTCTGCTCCAATTGCTACAGCTACATCTTTAAAAGCTTTATAAGCTGATTCCATATAATGTTTACCAGTATATTTTTTAGCTGCTGTTGTTGCTACAGGAGCAGATGTATCTGGTGTAAAGTCTGCTGTATAAAGAGCTGTACCTTTTACAATTCTAAAGGCATCTATGTATCCATTAAAGAAATTGCCACCTTGTGCTTTACCTATTTGCATTGCGTCTGAATTAACTCTTATATATAAGTCTGGTCTGTTTACCTCTGTAATTTTTGTACCATTTTTAAAAGTTCTAAATGTTTGTCCTTGTCTTGTTACAGTAAAATGATTCCATTGATTTAAATCTATAGAACCCATACTTATGTTTAAGTCTTCTGTTTCGTTATAACCATCTCCATCATGTGTTGCTAAAAATGTATTATTACCACCAGATAATTTTCCTGCAATCCAAGGGGAGTATGTATCATTATTTCTAGCAGCAACAGTAGGATTAGTTCCTCCAGAGTTTCTGTATTCCCACCATTCGATTGTAAAATCTCTAAATGTTAAGTCAAACTCTGGTCGGTCAGCAATTGTTACTACGCCATCTGTAGTTAAATTAAGACTTGTGCTTCCAAACTTAGCTTGGTCGGTAGATATATCAGAAGTTCCTATAAAACTGATTACTTGATTTTGAGTAAATGCAGAACCATCAGTAGTAGTTGTATCTCCGTTAGTTCCTTCAAAATTTAAAAGTAAAACTGTATCATCGTAAGTTACCTCTGTAACAGTACCTTTTCTTACAGCTCTTTGTAGTGCATCCTCATCTCTAAGTAATCCATAAGGAGTTGATGTACTTCTATCAACAACATCATCTAGTGTGTCGTCAACATAACTTCTTACTGCACCGACACCTGCATTTCTAGCAAGGACCATACCACGAGAATCTGTATCTCCAAGATAAGCAAGAACACCTTTACCAGACACATCTATACCTTCTTCAGATATTTCTTGTGAAGTAACAATACCTACATACCTAGACATGTTTCTTATTTGCGTGTCTGTAAATTCTTCTGGGTTTATTCTTGTAGGAGTTAGAACAATATTACCCCAAGGCTCTATAGAGTTGACTACTGAGTTAGGAGTTGTTTCAAGATTAAGTAGTACATTAAATGTACCTGGAGTCATTAATTTTTCGTTTACGCTCATGACTTGATTGACCTTACATGCTCATACAAATAATCAAAATAAGAATCTCGCATATTGTCTGGAGTATTTTCTCCAGCAGCTGATGTACCATCTAAACAGTACCCAACAAATGCTTTCATTTGTGTAGCAGTAAGGTAAATCCCACCCTCGGTCAAATCTGAACTAAAGGTGTTCGGCGAACCAAGAATAAAGAAGTTACCTTCTGAGTCATTTGTTGATGAAACTATATATCCAGTACCAGAGCTAGATGCTTCTGTTGCTGTTCTCTGTATTCTTATTTCGTCTGCATTTCCATAAGAATTAATAATCAAGCTAAAGTACCTTGACCCTCTTCTTAAAGAAACATCGAATGTCAGTCTTCCACTACCATCAGTATTTGCTTGCGAAGTAAATCTTACTGTACCGCACTCAGCATAATTTTTAATAATATTTACTGTATTCCAACCATCCCACTCTGTTTTAGATGTACCCTTTGATACCGCAAATTGTTTAGCACTTCTCCAGTCATCATTTTCCCAAACATAAATTGTAAATCTTGATTGAGTATTACTTTCGGTTAACTCCATCTTGACTAATCCATTTTCTATAACTGTTTGGTCAACATTGTCATTAGGACTTAGTAAGCCATTTCTTACTTTTCCATTAGTAGAAATCTTTACTGCACCCTTTAGATAATCTATGGGATTACACTCAAATTCTACATTATCAGCTCTTATGTTGCTACTACTAAAATAGTTAAGCGTAGTAGTTCCTGTTCCATAAGAAGCAATTCTTTGCTCTACATTCGGTGTTGTACCAGTTCCAACAGCAGGTATATGCACTGAAAAAGCTTGTGAAGGTACAGCAAAAAATTGAGAAGTTGTAGAAGTTACACTATGGTCATTATCTAGTAAAGCACCAGAAAATTGTGATTCAAATCTTATCTCACCTGGATTTCCTAACCAGTTTCCCATAATATTGTATTTTATACCTGCTCCACCATATCTTGTAATGTCTACACTCGCACTGTTTATCTTACAGTATCCTTTGAGTGTAGAATCTCCTGTGTATGTTAGAGGATAAAATATTCCATAATTAGACATAGAAGAAAGTTCATCTCTAATATATTTGACTTCAGCTAAATCTAATTGAGAAGTATTGGTGTGTGCTATTGTTCCACTTAAAGTAAATGTTCTTGATGTTGGGTCTGTAGCAAAATTTAAAGAGCTAGGTGAGGTAAAATTAAGATGACCTATTGTTATTTGATGTTCATTAGACATTAGCACATCTCCTTAGCTCTACATTTTTTGCAATATTTATATTGAGGACCATAAAAATACTCGCCGCAATTCCAGTCTGATTTACAAGCTTTTAAATAATGTTTTTCTTTGTTATCAATCATCTATTTCTTAAACCTGTTCCTGCACTACCTTCGTTTTCTAACTTAGTAAGTTCTTTTCTAATATTTATAGCAGCTTTTCTTGCACTTATTGGGTCAGCGGGAAGTCCTGTAATATTTACATTCATATTCTCTACTGTAACACCTCCATAGCTACCTCCTGTTTTATTTGAAAAAACAGATGTTCCACCCGGTGTTGACATAATAACTTCCGGTCCCATTTCTCCAACAACAGAACTTCTACCTACAGGAACATTTCCACCATAAGCATTATTAAACATGTTTTTAAAACGGTCAAATTCATATCCACCTGTAATGCCTTTATAGCCATCAGTATCAACAGGTGACTCTGGCATATTAAATGGTTTTACCTCAAATTTAGGTAAACTAAATTTTGAAAAATCTATGTTAGAAGTCATACCCGGATACATTCCAAAACCAGAATATGGGTTACTACTAAGGCTTACATCTGGTAATTCTCTTTGAGTTTTCATACCAGGATACATTCCGAAACCTGTAAAAGGAAGATTTTTCTTTGATGGTGGAACATATTTTGTTTCTGGTTCATATGTATGTAACTCACCAGCTGCTAACTTGTCTCGTGCAAATTCGTCATCAGATTGGTCTTGTAAATATTTGTCATCTACAATTGGCCTTTCTCCTTTGCCAGTTCCAGTATCAAAACCAGCAGATGAACCACTCATAACTTTATCTTTATATTGTTCTGCATAATCAACATAATCAATAAAAGCTGTAACACTTTCTTCCATAGAACCTAAAGCTGTACTTAACATTTCCTCTGGTATACCAATCATGGAAGCTATTTCTGATACTTTATCTTTAAAGTCTGGAAACTTTTTAGCTATGTCATCATATTTCACAGCATTTTCTGCTAATGTAATATTTAAATCTGCTGTTTTTCTATTAACATCTTCTTGCATTTTAGCAACTTCATCAGCTCTGTCTGTTGTAACATCTAACTCACTATTGTAATTTTCAATAGCACTTATTATTTCTGGCGATAAACCTTTTGCTCTTTCTTTAGCTGCGGTAAATTCTGCTTCTGCTATTTCTTTTTGTAGTTTAAGTAAATCTAATTGTTTTCCAGATATTGGTGTTTGCATTTCTGCTAAGTCTTCTCTAGCAGCATCTAAGTCTAATTGTTCAATAACACCCTGTTCTAAAGCAAGCTCTAAAAATTTAATTTCTTTCTTTTTATCTCTTAAAGATTTTTGACGGCGTTTGTCCATTTTATTATCTATTTGGTCTTGCATCTTTGCTACATTTAATTCCATTTGTAAAAGATTTATATTTTCTTTTTTAGTAACTACACCTTTTCTTCCAAATTCACTAATAGCTTCGTCTACTGCTGCTTTTGCCTCTGCAATAGTCAACTGGTCTTTTGCAGCATTAGTAATTGTTATATTATCAAAAACTAAATCTGCTTGCATATCAGATATTTCTTGTGTTAAATCTGCTATGTCTTCTTTAGCATCTGCAACTGCTCTTTCGTCATTTAAAATATCTTTTAATATATCTAAATAGTTTGCTCCTTCAAATTTTATTGTTTTTTGCATATCAGCTGTAACTCTATTAATAGCAGCAGAGCGTTCTTCTTCGCTAGTTTTATTTCTCTGTATGCCATATTGTATATGAAGTTCATTAGAAATTTCTGCCATTGAAACTTGGCCATCACCAAGTAGAGAGTTGTAGTCTTCATTACTGTCAATTAAACTATCATTCATTTCTTGAAGTAATGGTATATTGTTTTCTATACCAGCATTTAATATTGTTACAATTTTTCCTAAATTCTGTGCTTCTAAACCTCCGTCTGCTAAATCCATTGCTAATGCTGGGAAACCTGCCTCTAATATTTGAAAAACTCCTGTAGATAAAAGAGTATTTAAATCTTTTACTTTTTGACTTCCTTTAATAAGTTCGTCTATGTCTATTATTTCTGGACTTTCTACTTCACTTAATAATTGATTTATATCTTGTAATGGGTCTAACGCGTCTATAAAAGCTTTTTTAATATCTTCGCCTTTATCTACAATATTTTCTAATTTATTTTCTTGTATGTCCAATAAACCATTAACAGCTTTAAAAACAATTAGTGCAGCCTCTGGATTTGTATTAAAAGTAGTTTCCATAATCGGTTGGAGTCCCTCTGTATCCGCAGCCATTGAGTTATATTCGTCAAGCATGTTTTTTCTATCTTGAATTATCATATCTGATTCGGCGTTTATATTAAAAAGTCTTTGTGATACCTCTTCAAATCCTCTCATTGTTGGTTCTTGAGCTCTTAATGCAGCTTTATTCGCATCAGAAGTTTGAAATACACCTGTATTTACTCTTAATAATGTAGCAAAATATTCGTCAGCAAGAGTATTTAGAATTTCTCCTCCGTCTCTAATAGCGTTTTCATTTCCTGAGAGTTGACTAACTAAAAATTGTGTAAGTGTATCAAAATCACTTTCTAATATTGCTTTAGCAGTATCTACATCAATATCAAATTGTTCTGCAAAACTATCAACAGGATTTATGTCTTTTTCATTAAGTACACCGCCTCTAAATGTTTTAAAGGGGTCTATATTCTGTAAAAGTGCGCTAATTTCGATAGAATCTTTAAGTCCTTTATTAAAAATATCAACTAACTCTACAGATTCATCCAAACCTAAATCAACTTTAAATTTTGGAATATTTAAAAATGCTCTGTTTGTTTGATTTTCTATTTTTTCCATAGCTTCTAACACTGCTTGTTGTTCTTTAAGTACAAGTTTATATTCAGCAGACATTCTTGAGCCAAATGGAGAATTAGCAGCTTCTTCTCTTAGTACATTTAAGCGTTCTTCTAATTTTCTTGCTTTATCTTGCATAGGAACTAACGATGCTAATCCTTTACCATATGCTTCGGTTGCTCTTCTTGCTTTAACATTTGCTCCTTGATTTACTAAGAATGCAGTAGTAAGAGCAGCAAGAGCTATTAAAATAGGTCCCATATTTACCAGCACAGTTTTCATAGCTACTGCAAGTGCTGCTTGAGCTCTTGTAGCTCCATTAGTCATTAAAGTTGCAAACGATAATCCTTTAGAATATGCCATCATGCCTACACCAGCCTCTAGAGCTGCCATTTTAATATTTATAAAAGCACCAATAGTTAAAGCAATAACACCAAATAAAGTAGATAAAGTACCTACTAGTGCTACGACACCCTTACTCATGCCACCAGTTCCTTTTTCGCTATCTTGTAAAGACTCTGATAGTCCAGTCATTCCTGCAACTATATTTTTAAGTGCTGGTAAAAAGAATTGTCCCATTTCTATTCTAAGCTCAGTAAAAGAGTTTTTCATTAATTTGATTTGCGATTTAGCAGTCTCGAATCTTTTGTTTGCTTCGTCTTGTAACGCTACATTTAAATCGTAAGCAAGGTTTGCTGTATTCAATGTGTCAGATAACAAGTCTCCTGCCTCAGAAACTGCTAACAATGCTCTAATAGTTCTTTGTTGTTTGAGACCCAACTCTTCTAAAATTTCAATAACATTTCTACCGGAATCACCAGCGTCTTTTAATGCAATGAGGAAAACATTCAAAGCTTTAGCAGGGTCGTCTGTAGCTAATGTTTTAAATGATTCAGCTGTCATTCCAGTTACTGAGGCAAATGTATTTAATTCTTTATTACCGCCTTGTGTTGCAAGAGTAATAGCTTGGAATACACGAGCCATAGCTGTACCACCAGCTTGTGATTGAACACCAACTGCTTGTAGTGCAGTAGCAATCGCTAAAGTATCCGCAACTGTTGCCCCAGCTACTTTAGCACCTGCTGCTAATCGTAATGATGTAGAAAGTATTTCATCTTCAAGAGCTGCGAAGTTGTTACCTAAATCAACTAATGAAGAAGCTAAGTTAGATACAGACAACTCAGAAAGTTGGAAAATTGTTTGTAAACGAGCAAGAGATAAAGCAGCTGTTTCTGTAGAAAGTCTAGTTGCAACACCTATTTTTGCTATAGTATCAATAAATATAGGAAGTCCGCCAGTAGATATACCTAACTGACCACCGAGCTCACCAATTTGATTTAACTGTTGTGTAGCAATAGGTATTTCTGTTGCTAGTTTTCTTACTGATAAAGCTAATCTATCAAAGTCAGAATCACTAGCGTTAACTGTTTTCTTTATACCAGCAAATGAATCTTCAAATTTAGAAGCAGCACCTACTGTGACTAACATAGCTGTTCCTAAACCAACTATAGCTCCTACAGCAGCTCCAACTCCTGCCGCAGCCATAGCTCTACCTGTAGATGAATAAAAAGCACCAATTGTTTTGGTGAGGTCACTCATCTGTTCTTTTACGGCTTTATTTGCACCGTCTATATCTACTTTAAGGGATAGAACTAAAGGTTGTACACCAGAACTTTTTTTAGCCAAAAGAACCTCCAGTTTGGTTCATCATATCGTTTAAAGATATTGTATTTCTCACTTTATTTTGCCTTCTGTGTTGTTGTTGTAAAGCTTCTTTAACTTTAGATGTGTTTTTTCTATCTTTTTTAACAAGTTTTCCTTCTTCAGTAACTTCTAATTGTCTATTTTGAAGTATTCTAAAAAATATTGATATATCTTGTGGCATATAAGCAACTAATCGTATGAATTTAGGCCACCTTACATCTAAAGGTTCTTCTATATGATAAAAACGGAGGAAATCTGATTCAATCGGACCCCAGAGTTCAATTATGTCTTCGTAGGTCCAATTTATTTTGGGGAGTCTTCGTCTCCCTCAGAGTCTTCAACTTCTCCTACTACTTCTGTACCGGCTACTTGTAGACCGTATTGTTCTAGTAAATAAGTAAGTAAGTCGTTCATTTGGTCCCATGTGATACCATCCTCTAGCAGCCGGTCAAAATTATCTTGTCCAACCAATGATGCAATCCATTCTGGAATCATATCTACTGGAACTGATTCTTCTCCTGCGTATCTCATCTGTGCAAGAACTGTTCTCGCAGGTAAAGTAGCAGGTAAATCGTATGTTTTTCCTGCTACCTTAATCTGCAATTTTTCTTTTTTGTCGGCTTTATAAGCCTCGTCAAAGTCTTTTACCACTATCTTAATCTCCTATCTTTAACTATTTTAGTTAATATCTAATTCGTCAGTGTCGTTTCTATTTTCGACAACTTTGAACAAGTAATATGAACCACCAGAAGAACCAACATTTAAAGTTGTGTCTGGAACAAGAACTTTAAATTCTGTTGCCAAAGTCACTTTATTAGGTGCCTTCTGATGAGCCATTGCGAAAGAACCAGTATTCACTGCTCGTGGAATCTGGAATTGTCTATCGCTACCTGCTTGTCCATCAGTATGTAATACAAGAGCATACTCTGTAAAGGAGTCTGTTGTTGGTGGAAGATACTCAAAGTATCCGGAAGCATAACTACCAGAACCATTGTCTGTTGTTGTACCGCCACCCATTGCGACTTCTAAGTTAGAGAGAGAAGCTTGCGCTAATTCTCCTGTGAGTCTTACTTCTTGTGCTGATTTAAGTGTCTTGATAGGGTCTAATTCTTCTGCGACCATTACATCTTCAAAAGTTTTATCAACTTCTAATGTCCAGCCATCTTCAGAATATCCAACTTCATCCCAAGCTGGGGTCATGCCTGTGGCATTTACCCATGCTCCAGCGTTATCGCCTGGAAAGGCGAGTGAAGATGTTGTCCTATCTTTAATATAGAGAACGCCTGTACCTATTAATACTTCAGATATTGTTCCTGTTGTATTATAGCTCATTTGTTATCTCCTAACATATCTTATACTTATACTTATCAGCAGAGCTCTGCCGACTTTATAAAAAGTCGATTCTGCTTTGCCGGTTACTCTTCTTCAGCAATAAAGAAGTCTTCCACTACCTCCTCAACAGTCTCTTCGTCAGATTCTGTTGAATTGTCGATTGGTTCTTCCTCTATAACATCATCTGCAATCAAAACAGGTATGCGCTCCCCGCCTTGATTATATTTGTTATCTTTGAGACGCTCCCAAATATCGACCGGTGTTTCCACCCAATCATTTTGAAAAACAATTCCACTCTCAGTATCTCTGACAATGCTCTTGTTTAACAAAGGATTCATTTTAACTTTTATTTTTTTGTTACTCATATCAATCTAGTCCTCGATAATACATACTTAATGATAGCTCATAATGTCCTAATCCAGTTTCAGTCTCCTCAATTCGACTAGGCATTTCTGGTATATCAAATCCATAAATCACTGCTTTTGTTGAAGTTGTTGAAGTGTGTACAATAGTTTTTCCAGTTTTAAAAGCAGCTTCAGCTACAGCATTTGCTAATTGTAAAGCAGTTGCATAGTCTGGTTGTGAACCGGAGCCAGAACCCCATCTTCCGGCAAAAGCATTTACATTTATAACTATGTTTCCTATAGAGGCATCACCTTGTGGACTTAACATTGTTCCACCGGCAACAAAAAATGTTAGGAATGGTAAATCTGCGTTTCTAGGTAATCTTGTAGCAATTCGTGTTCCACAAACATTTGTAATAACTGGTGTGTTCACAGCCCACTCTCTAAAGATAATTTCTCCATCTGGTGGAAATTTCATTGCTTGATGTGGATGCACACCTACTTTTTTTATACCCATTGTGAGAGTATTATATCATTGAATTTAGAAGTCACCTATTTCTTTAAGTAGTGTCTGAATGTCTAAATCTGAAAATATATTTTTAGCTAGTTTTTGTTGTTTAGTCTGCTCTATGCGTCTTTGTTTATCTGCCTTAACAGTACCTCTTTTTCTTCGCAGATTAACCTTTGCACTTCTTCCTTCTGGAGATAACTTAACACTGAAGTCATACACTTTATCTAAGTATTCAGCTCGTCTATGTGATGACTTAACATTACCTTGTGAAGTATTATATTGTTTAAATAATCTAGCATATCGTTCAGCATCATCACGATTTCTTTCATCACTAACTCTACTTCTACCCGGAACATTTCTTATTGCTTTTTCTATCTTATCTACTACTCCTTTATTAAAAGATGAGGTAAGACCACCATTTCTAACATAAACATCTGCTGCTTTTTTAAGAACAGCGGCAGAGTCTCCTTGTCTTGTACGAAAGCCAAAAGAAAATGCAAATTCTTCTGGTATTTGTTTTACACCTATTGCATCTGATAGTTCTTTAGAATAAAATCCTCCATGAGACATTTCAACTCGTGGACCAGGTATTTTTTGGTCCATAAAGCTTAACTGTCTTGCACCTTGTCCTCTATCAAATTGTAAAGCTCGTCTAAACTGTTGATTAGAAGTTTTATTAGTAAATTTATCTGCATAACCTGTCTTTTTAGATTTTGCTGTTTTTCTTTTAGCTCCCTTTAACCAATCCCCATAATATCTTGACGCTGGGCTTGTTAGAATTGCTTGCTGAACCATAACTTTTTTACTAGCAGTCATTGCAGCTTTTTCCGCAGCTCTATGAACAAAAAAGGTTGGTTGAATAAAATGATTATGTGGAATGTAACTATCTAAAGGTTGACCAGTTTCTTTCATAATTTTATTTCGTTTATCTACATCTGTTACATCTCTTAACTTTTGTGCATAAATAGGATTTCCATCTTTGTCTCTATTTAAGGCATGCTTTCCTTTCATTTTAGATGGGTACATAACTGGTATATCTCCACCATATTCAACTGCCCATATCCAAGGAAATCCTCTCATGTCTCCACCTATTGCAACTTCTCCATAGAAAAAATGGTCAACTCTAGTACCTTTAGTTGCTCTTACATTTTGTAAATTAACACTGTTTAATAAAAACTGTCTTGCTAGTCCTGGTTGCTTAAAACCAAATATGTCTCTAAATTCTTTTTTCCCTTTATCATTTCTATAAGCTATACTCATTTTATTCCAAGCTTCTACATCATTCATTAATTTAGTATCAAGTTTATTTTCAAATCCTCTTTTACCTATTAAATACTGTCCCGAAGATACATCTGGAGCCATAGCTAATATATTTCTGTAAGCTGTTAATAAAATTTTTTGAGCTTCTTTTTGTACATCAACATTTTTTCTAATAGCCCAGTTTGTTTTAGCACCGTCAACTTTACCAGTAGCAGTAGTTTTATTAGTTAACTTGGAAATTGCATTGTCTATAGGGTTTCTTTTACTTAACTGTTTACCTAATTGAATACGCATAGCACGAGAAGCTAATGGTCCAAGAGATGAACCTAATCCAAAACTTCCAAAAGGTCTTGCAACAGCATCTATTGCTCTACCAGAAAGAGAACCAGAAGCAATACGAAGAGTTCTACCAAATTGTTGCTTTACTAAACTTCTATTAGGGTCTTTATTTTTATTAAAAAAGGCATCTAAGTTACCTAACCAACGAGCTACGGGATATGCTAAATTTCTTTGATTTGCTAAACCTTGGGCTAATCTTGTTCCGGCTAATCCGGGTACAACTCGTGCGGTACCGGCAGCTTTACCGTATTTATATAAAGCAGTTCTAAATACATCTGGAGCATTTGAACCGGATTTTAGTCTTTCTTCGCGTTTTTTAGAATTATAAACTTGACCCATTATTTAGCTACGAATGTTTGAAGCATCTTATAACACTCTACTCCATACCTATCTAACAAAGGTTGAACAAATGTAATTTCATGATAGTTACTACCTCTTTTAAGTCTATCTCCTGGAGTAACTGATATACCTTTTTCTATAAATACATTAAAAGATTCAACTGTAGTATTTCTACCTTCTCTATCTTCTTCTGCACCTAAAGATTCAAATTTACATTTAACATTTGTATATGTATTTGCCCAGCTAGCACTAGGTAAACCTCGTTCGTCAACAGTGGTGTCCGAAACGGTTTGTATAGTTGCTGTTTCTGGTAAAAATCTATGTGGTATCGGCATACCTTAACTTTACATCAGAAATTTATAAAAATTGGTTTAGTAAATCACTCATCATAAACTCTTTATACACAATGCTATATAACATTGCATTCTTACCTAATAAGTGTGGGTTGTGACCTAACTTCTCC